AGAGGAACATATATAAACTTGGTTTTCATCGGTAATAACATAATAAGGTGATGTACCATCTCCAGTAATTGAATCATTATATGCATCATATACTGTACCAGATGTCCAGTTATATCTTTCAACGACAAGACTAAAGTCTGAAACTCGTTTAATAGCTTGAACTCGCTCTCTGAAATTTCGTTCTTCTCTTTCAGTTACTAAAGCAGCAGGTGCGGCATCTGAATCATTCCATGGATCAGAGGCTCCAACACCAATATAATATTTTGAATTTGCAGAGTCTTTCAAATCATCAAGGACATGTCGTGCCATTGATCTTTGAATTTGTCTTGTAATTATTCCAGCCATCTTTTATCCTATTAAGCTATGGTGATTTCACCTTGGTTACCAACTAAGAACCAATTGGCTCCATCCCAAACACATTGACATCCATCATTTTGTGCCAACGCAAAACTTGTACCTTGTGCAAAGTTTGCCGGTGTGACAGTAGCCGCACCAGAGTTTTTGTTTGTAAATATTTTATATTCGCCAACTGTTGTACCGTCATCTAATATAACAGCTAATGCCGTTGATTTATTACATATAATTAATGTTGCCGCAACAGAAGCTGTTCCACTGCTTGTCATTGTAGCTGATGAAAACGCAGCTTTGGCTAATTCAACCGAGCCTGTGCCTTTACCAACAAGTTTGAGTCCAATATGAGTAGATCCACCAGTAGCAGTAATCGTAGGTGAAGCCGGTCCAGGAGTACCAGCCGCTGCAGCGTTAGCAAGAGTAATTTCATTTACTGCCGATCCTGTTGCTGTAACTTTTATAAGTTCATTTCCGCTTGCATCATCTATTGAAGTTGTAATTCGTGGTGTAGTAATTGCCGGTGTAGTAAGAGTTTTGTTTGTCATAGTCACGGCATGATCTTTGAAAACAAATTCATCTGCACCAGCTAGTAACGGTAATGTAATAACTCTATCTGCCGCAAGCTCACTTACTGCAACCACATACTGATGATTTGCACTGGTATCATTAATTTCTGGCGTAGTAATTGTTGGGGAAGTTAGAGTTTTATGAATAAGTGTTTGAATTGCAGTTGTAAGAACTACCTCACCAGTTGAATCCGGAAATGTAATTACATTTGATTTTGTAGGTGTAGTAACTGCAAGAGTTGTTTCGTGAGCATCAAGTAAAGATGCGCCATCAAAAATAACCTGATTGCTTCCGAATTTTACATTACGAACTGCACTATCACCGCCCAAAATATTGTACAATTCAGAGAAGTTATTATTCGATTTTGTAGCAAATGAGCGCAGAGTATCGCCGGTTCCGTCGTTTGCCGATGCGCCTTTGTTGATAATTTCTCTAGTCATTTAAAATCCCAAGCATTGAAGTTTGTATTATTTATATAAAAAGTAAGGGCGTTTATGCCGAATCGCTGTAATTATATACATCTTGGTCAATCGTTTCGAGCGATGTGTCAAGAGATGTAAGTAGACCTTTATCTGAATCGTGATCAACACGGAAGACTGTTACATCAGACATGCCAATCATTGTATTATATCTGTCTGCGAAGAACTGAATTTCTCCAGCAGAATCTGAACCAGTAGCATATCGACTTGAATCAGCAAAGTCTTCGAATGACATATTGTCTGTTCTCAGTCTATAGCGTTCTGCACCGTGAGTTACTTTTGCAAGTGTTTCACCAAACTGTGACATACCAAAGTTTGCTTCACCGCCAACTTGAACTGGAGTTGTATCTTGATCATTAAGATAAAAGAAACCTTGCATTCCAAAAGTGGCTTCAGCCACAATCTCAACCGATGCTCCTACATACATTCCACCTGGATGCACAAACAATTTGTACATGTCTAACCAGTCTACAACCGGCACACCAGTTTTAATAAGTATTCCCCAAAATTGATAAATCTTATCATCTTGAATAAACTTGCCGGACTCAGGTCCAATATTTGTTTCACCAACATTAAAAGTTAAGTCTTTACCATATACAATTGTTGGATCAGTATTAAAGAATGCACGGAAGAATCTTTCAATCGAAAACTTTGAACCTTTGGTTCGATAAAAGTTATTTGATAATTCAGCACCTGTTCTTTGATCCAAAATACCTTGCAAATAGTTTTGACCAAGTAACAATTCATCTTCAATAAATGTTAAGTTTGAAGTTGCGGTTTGACCAATGTCTCGGCTTTTTGAAAGACTTTTAATTTTATTACCAAAGTCAGTTTCATCTGAATCTAAAAACTTATAGTATGATTCCATTAAAGAAGTTAGCTTAGGATATTCCGTTGCATAGTGTTCAGGAAACACGGTCCCAACATGACTTTGCTGGAACTCAAGTTCTCTTCGATTAATATCCTCTAAGGTTTTATCTAAAGACATTAGTATTTGGCCGATACGGTTACAGGAGTGACATTTGAAAGTGATGCGTCATATTGTAAAATATTATTTCTTACAGGAGCTACAACACTTTCGTTTGCAGGAGTAACAGATACTTTTATTTCTGTACCTGCAGGAATCTCTGTTGGCTTGAATGATACAATTTTAACTTTACCAGTTTCATATTCAATTGAACCGATGCTGTCGACAATAATAGTATCAGATGCAGTATCTTTCAATGCAATTGTTGTACCAACGTTTTTCATCTTAACTGTTTTTTCTATACCACCAACGTTTTTAACTTTGAATGTTGTGCTTGTAATTATTTGTTCAGTATTATTAAGTGGAACATGAATTGCCGCAGGGAAAGTTAATGTAAATTTGTTGACTGCATTTAAAGTCGGTGTTATTCTTTGTTGCATGCGTACGTCCATGCGAGATGAAAGAACAGCAGGTGATACTGCGTCAATATCAGTAAGCAGGTTTGATCTGCGGAATGACTTATCAAAGTCACCGGTATTTGCTGTATAGTAAGTTACCTTTGCAGCTTCAATTTGTTGAGTTACCGCTTGAATTGACAACGGAGTAAGATTGGGGTTAATTTGATAAAAGATATCATTTTCAATATATGTGTTTATTGGATCAGCAAATTCTACATTGAATGATATAATTGCAAGATCTTCTACAAGATTAACAATACCTTGTTTTACCGTTGTTTTTTGTGTTTCAGTTGCTTCATCCGGAAATATAATTGCTGAAAATACTGTACCAAACTTAGGATCAGGATTATCTTCTCCACCCCATGATTTAACATTCGTAATTAAAGTTGGAAAGTTTCTTTTAATAATAGCAGAATAATCTTCAGGTGTAACCATTCTGTTTTGTGTAGCATATTGGAATGGAGCAGCTTTTCGAATTGATTCAATCTCTTCTTTTTCTTTCCCGCCGTGTGCTCTTGTAACTGTTGTAACAAATAAAGGATAAGCAGCGCCATCAACTGTTAATTGATTTGATGCAGTAAATCCAGTTGCACGGTTTGATTCCGGCCCATTTGAAGCCAGGTAATCTACTGTTACTACATTACCTGCTACAGGTTGTGTACCAAGAATATCGTTTGAACCAAATGATAATTGATAAAATCCGTTAGGAACTTCTTTCAAAATATAAACTGTTGAGTTTTCAGTAATCGATGTAACGTTAAGAATACTTGAATACGCTGTAAAAGATACTGATGTGGCATTTGGAAAAACCTTTACCTCTGCAGTTGAAGTATCCATATTTAAATCTGGGATAATATAAACGTCAGTGTTCGAGCTTTCACCAATTCGGAAGGTTTTTTGTTTTTGTGTTCCTTCAAAAATTTCAAGGTTTGTTTCACCAGTAGCCGTTAAGAACTGAAATATCCCGGCGCCATTATCAATCGCAGTAAAGGCTACTTGAGTTTGAAATGTAAAAGTTACGTCATCAACTGATGCTGTGAATTTTGTACCTTTCGGCAAACTAATTGCTGATGGTCTTTCAGTTGTTGTTGATAAGTCAACACTAATATTAACAATTGCTTTTGAACCAGTACGAGAGAATGGAATGTATCCTAAACCGGTGGCCAGCGAAGCCACTGAAGGTCTCAGCTGAGCAGTACCAAGGAATGATTCATTCAATGACATATTTGCAATCAATCCATTGATGTGAGTATTATATGCTAATACATCAAGAATATTTGATAGCCCTGATGCTTCAAAATTGTAATCATTAAACTCTTGTTTATTTGCCAAGAATGTTTTTAGATTGCTTTTGATATTATTAAAATCTAA